TTTGGAAAGTGAATATGATGAACTACAAGAGGAAATAGATGATTTAGTTAAAAAAGATAATGATGTTTATGGTTTAATACCTGAAAGCTATGGACATTATGATATGTCATCTTTTAAGACAGTATATGATGATTTTTATGGGGCGACAGTTGCGGTTGGAACAGAATATGAAGCTGATGAATCCAAAAAAGAATGGATTAAACAATTATTAGATGATGGTGGTTATAGAAACTTTAATCAATATACAGTTGAAAGACACATTGATGGTGATGAAGTCGCTAATTACTTTGAAGATACTATTAGAGAATGGATTTATGAGGATCCTGATAATTATGACGTAGTAAGAGATTTAAGTAAAATTCAGAAAGAAGAACTTTGGCTCCTTAAAATGGAAAAATGGGTTTATGAAAATGAAGGAGTAAGATTCCCGTTAAAATACCCAACGGCAGAAGAAAATGGAACGGTGTTTGATTTTTGGGACGAAAATGAAGAACACGAGTTCCAATTGAAATACGAAGGGAATAGGTGGACACTATACAAAGACGGATCGGTAGTTCAACCAGGACAACTATATGATGATGAAGATACCCAAGATCACCAAGATGATCGTGAAAGTAGAATTTCCGATATAGAATATGAAATGCAAGAAATTGAGGAAAATCCTGATGGTGATTTGGACGAAGATTCTATTGAAGAGGTTGTTGAAGATAAGAAATATGATATTGCTCAAGATCCTATGAGATGGTTAAGAGATTACGATATGGATATTGAAAATTTTGTCGATGAAGATAAATTTATTGAAGATGTTGCCGATGATGAAGATTATGGTATTCTAAATGGTTACGATGGAACTTATGATATTATTAATTTGAATAATCAAAGTTATGTTGTAATGATAACGGATAAATAATTTACAGATTGAAAAACCTTTATTATACTTCTTAAAATGGCAAGAAGAAAAAAAAATAATAAAGGGATTGAATTTTTAATGGAAACGGATTGGTTATTTGAAAAACCAATCGATCAAGAACATAAAGAATATAAATTATTAAGTTATTTCCAAAAAATGGGAGAAAAACTTGATAATATGGAACTATACCCTGGTTTTATAGAATTATCTCTCCATTTAGTTAGTATTCAGACACTCATCAAAGATAGAAAATTAATTTATACGGATAAAAAGTTTGAAACTATTGATGATGAATTATTGGTTAAAGATTTGAAAACCAAAAGTATTCCCAAACTATCTGATGATGAAATGGTGGAGTTTATAAACATTTTAAAGTTTTCCGCACCAAGAGTTCACGAGTATTTTAATATTGCTAAATCAGTATGGACAATCGTTTATGACACCATAGAACTCAAATTAAAAAAGAACAAAAAAAATATTTCTCAAAATAAAGGATTTTTTTATTATTTGGAAAATAAAACAAATAATCTATATGTTTGGGAATATAACATTAAGAATGCGAATAGAAGTTCCATTGAAAAAAAGACACAAGTCAATTTAATTTATTCCAAACCAAAGAACAATTTGACACTTCCAAAAATAATTGATACGTTTTCAACGTGGTTTTCTGAAGAGGAAAAGTCAAAACTACCTCTTTTTGAGATGAAAAGTAAGGATTTGTTTCCAATAAATGAAACATTATTACCACTTTTCAAACGGAAAGTTATATCTTATATAAATTTAGAAAATTACAACCAAAGAAAAAAAGCGATTCAAATCAAAGTAAATTAATATGGATATTTTAAAAGAAATAAGCAAGATAGTTAAAGAAAATCCAAATGATATGGATTTAGGAAAAAAAATTAGAGTTTTATATACAGAGTTTAAAGAAAAAAAAGATGGGATTTCACAAAAGAAGATTAAAAAAATCTAATATTATTCTTCAAAAAGAAAATATAATTAGGTATCTGAGTGCGGATGCAATATTAATCTCAGATGATTTTTCATACAATGTTTATAAATTGTATAGTGAGGGTAAATCGGAAGAAGAAATCATAAAATATATTAACGAAAATCAAGATGAAGATTAAATTAGAGTACTTGTGGTTGGACGGATATAATCCAGAACCAAATCTTAGAAGTAAGGTAAAAATTGTAAATTATAATGACGTAAAAAACGCATTTTTAGATGGTAATTTCCCCGAATGGAATTTTGACGGTTCATCAACACAACAAGCGGAAACTGGTAGTTCGGACTGTATATTAAAACCTGTGAGACATTATAGTTCAGAAATTTTGCAAACTGTGTATATAATGTGTGAGGTTATGAATCCTGATGGGACTCCACACAAAACAAACACAAGAAGTAATATCGAAAGTGATGATGAAGATATGTGGTTCGGATTTGAACAGGAATATTTCATCTATGATAGAAATAATAAATGTATTTTAGGTCACAATGAAAATAATCTTGAACCACAAGGAAAATATTATTGTGGTGTTGGACAATATGTTGCTGGAAGAGACTTTGTAGAAGAACATTTAAATATGTGTTTGAATTATGGTTTAGATATAACGGGAACAAATGCCGAGGTTGCGATTGGACAATGGGAATACCAAGTCTTTTCAAAAGGAAAATTAAAGGCTGGTGATGATTTATGGGTGTCCAGATATTTCTTACATAAGTTATCGGAAAAATATGATTATGGTATCGAACTTCACCCAAAACCAATCCAAAGAGGAGAATGGAATGGTTCAGGACTTCATACGAATTTTTCATCTAAAAAAATGAGAGAAGAAGGTGGTGAGGAATACTTCAAATCTGTATTCTCAAGTTTTGAAGCAAGACACCAATCTCATATAGAAAATTATGGTTCAGATAATCAACTACGACTGACTGGTAAGTTTGAGACACAATCAATTGATAAATTCAGTTGGGGTATATCAGATAGAGGAGCATCAATTCGTGTGCCACAGTCAACCGCAAATGAGTGGAAAGGTTATATTGAAGACAGAAGACCATCTTCAAATGCAGATCCTTACAAAATTATATATCAAATTTGTGAATCATTGAGAAATGCTGAAACAATAAATGATATTAAACACAAAATGAACTTTAAACTTGATATGGACAATCTTAAGACGGATTTCAAAACATTACCCAATGAGGAACTATTGAAAGAGTATTTGAATGATGAAGAATTTGAATTAGACAGTAAAACGATGGTTGATAATAGAAATAATATACCAACTGAAGAAATAAATTTTAACTTGAATGGAAAATAAGATAAACATTGATGGTTTAATATTTGGAAAGGGTGAGGGTAATATTAGTTGGTATCCTGAAAGGGTTCACACCTTACAAGATTTGGTATATCAGATAAAACCAAGAAACATAATTGAAATTGGTTTTAATGAAGGACATTCAATGATTTTAATATGTGAGACACTTTTAAAAATCATTGAAGAAAATCCTGAATTTAATCAGAAACCAATAATAGTCTATGTATTTGATGACTGCAAATATGAAAGCACGTTTAACAATCATTCAATACTTACAGAACATTATAGAAAGTGGAACATACATTTAAATTTAATTCCTGGTAATTCCCTTGAAGTTGTTCCAAAAGTTTTAGAAACCTCAAAAATCAAGTTTGATTTCATTGAAATTGATGGATGTCATTTTGAAGAATATGTTAAAGGTGACATTAATAATGTGATTAATTTTATAAACGATAATGGTATAATATATTTGGATGATTACAAATCCTCAAAAGATCCGACAGAAGGTGTTGATAAAGCAGTTGATTCATTTGACTGGTATGATTTTAATACCTATTATATTGACGGAGTGTTTTGGGCACACAAAAAAGAAAAACAAATGACAAACAAAAATGAACAAGTTAATCACCCTAATCACTATGGTGGCGAAACAAACCAATACGAAGCCATCAAAGTAATTGATGCTTGGGATTTAGGATTTAGTTTGGGAAATACTGTAAAGTATATCTCAAGAGCAGGAAAAAAGAATAAAGATAAAGAATTAGAAGATTTGAAGAAAGCCCTTTGGTATCTACAACATCACATTGAAACATTAGAGAAGAAATGATAGAGACAGGAAAAATTATAAATGGTGATTGTATTGAGGTAATGAAGACATTACCAAATAGTAGTGTGGATTTAATCGTCACATCACCTCCCTATGGTGTTGGTATTGATTATGATGTTCACGAAGACGATGTGGAATTTGAAGACTATTTGGTGTTTGCTAAAAATTGGTTAACTGAAGCGTATAATGTCTTGAAAGACGATGGACGAATCGCGTTGAACATCCCATACGAAATCAACAGACAAAAAAAGGGTGGAAGAATATTCTTTGTTTCTGAGATGTGGCAAATAATGAAAGAAATTGGGTTTGGTTTCTTCGGTATCGTGGATTTGGAAGAACAATCACCCCATCGTAGTAAGACAACTGCTTGGGGTTCTTGGATGAGTCCAAGTTCACCATATATATATAACCCAAAGGAGTGTGTGATACTTGCATACAAAAAACACCACATTAAAAAGGTTAAAGGAGAACCTCAGTGGAAAGGGACACCTACTGAAATTGAACAGGAGGATGGAACCATAAAAAAGAAAGTTGTATATGAAGAACAAGATAAGAAGGAGTTTATGGAACTTGTTTTTGGTCAGTGGAATTACTTTGCAGATACTAAATCACTCACCAAGGCGACGTTCTCAATGGACATCCCAACGAAAGCAATCAAAATACTGTCCTACAAAAACGATGTAATATTAGATCCATTTGCAGGTAGTGGAACAACATTAGTAGCTGCTGAAGTATTAGGGAGAAGATGGTTAGGAATTGAATTATCATCAAACTATTGTGAAGTCGCAAACACAAGAGTAAATTACTTCAAAACTTTACAGGAAATAAAAGAAGAACAACTCTAATATAAAACCCACCTTAAAAGTGGGTTTTTTTCTTTTATGAATATTTATAAAGTATGAAAATATTTCTTACCGAAAAACAATTAAAGTATTTAAAATCAAATCTTATTTCAGAATCAGATGAGGTAAATCAATATGGGTTTACACAGGATGAAATGAAACGAATTGAAGAATTTGTCAGAAACAATGTTAAACAACAATATGAATGGTTGAAAAAAGAAGTTGAACAGGGTGAGGAATATGCTGAAATATTAGAAAAAGTAAAAACTCGTCTTAAAGATAATCCTGATATACCAAAGAATTATTTTGATGTTCTTGTTAAAGAATATGAATCAAAAGTAAAACAATACGAAAGAAACAAAAAGAATCTTGAGAATTTTGATTTTGAAGAGTATGTTAAAGATGGTATTGATAGAGATATACACGGAGGTGCATATTCAATGTCTTGGAGAATCAGAAGTGAAAAATGGGAAAAAGAACAATTAAAAAGAAAGTTAACAAAACAAGATATAATTGATATTTTAATTACCGCACTTGAAGGAGGATCTAATTACTGGTACTTAATGAAACTACCTGAAAATATAAAATCATATGGAGAATCAACATCTGAAGCGGTTGGAGAATATATCTTACGAGGAGGATTAATTGATTTCTATGATAAAGAAGAATATTATGATGTTAGGAGAGCACTAAAAAATGGTGATTACAATATTGGTGATAGTGATGATATGGTTGATGAAAAAAGTTATAAGGAAGACATTGAAAATACTAAACTCGGACATATTGATATGAACAGAATATTAGAGGCAATAACAAAAATAAAAAGCGAATATCCTGAAGTTTGGAAAAATATATTATTGGAAAATGCGGATGCTGGAGATGCTGATGTATTCTTACAACTATGTGTAATGAGTGAAGTTGTTTATGGGTAATAAATAATTATAAATAAAAAACCCCACTCAAAAGGTGGGGAGGTTTTTTTTAAGATAATTCGTTTAATGCTGATTTGATTAGTTGTATAGAATTATTAACATCGTTGGGATCGTTATAATCAACATCAATCAATCGTAATGTTCCACCGTAGTTGTCATCAACATCAAAACTATTCTCAGATGTTATTGTATCAAATGTTTCAAGTTCGTCGGTATCTTTACTTTGAAAAGAAACTCCAGTGTCATTACCAATGCTTAATCCCCACGAATAACCACCTGTTTTATGAGATCCCCAGTTCAAAGACGACATAGCACCTTCTTCATAGTCATTCCATTTAATAATTTTAGGGTTCTTATAAACACTTAGAGTGTCAAATACCTTTTTCCAACCACTATTACCTTTATTCATTTCTGAATCCATTTCGGTTTCTCTAATTACTCGTTTAACAATTCTTGTTAAATCGGATTCAGTTAATCTAACTACTCTTTTCATTTTTTGATTTTTTATATAAATATATAAATCAAAAAAAAAACCACCTTTTCAGGTGGTAATTTTTTATTTAAGGGATAACCATTTTGATTTATAATCTTTGTTGGTTCCACAGTATCTACCATATTCATTTACAATAGGTCTGCCGGTATTGTAGTGTCCACAAACCAAACTCCAATCTCCATACCGATTATGAAGTTTCCTTAATAGTTTCATACTGGTTTTAATATTAAGTTCAATGTCAGTCATAATCCTGTTGTTGGAATATTTAACTTTATTAATTGAATATGATGTTGTTGGCATAATTTGCATCGGACCTAAAGCACCTACACAAGATGTTCTTGCTGGATTGTATCGCCAATCAAAAGGACCTCTATATGTAGTTTCCTTATATGCCACATTATATGCGACATATTTTGGGATATTATATTCATCGGAATACCTTTCAATATACTCATACATTTGAATTGAAACCGTTGAATTTGGGTTTACAGATTCCTCATCTGTGAATTTATTATCCGAATCAAAAGTATTAGATGACATACCCGATAGTGTAACGATAGTCGTTATACAAGCCATCAGATACCCAATAGTTAAAATGGTTGATGGTTTCATAATTAATTATTTTGAAGTGTCAGAGAAAATGTTTCTTGCGTATAGTTTGAATACTGCAACTCCAATTGAATCTTGGTAAACAGTGTAGTCACCACTTTTCTTGTCAATTATGATTAAATGGTTATGTTCATCAAGTGCTAAATTAACTTGATTACGATTTACTTTAATCATATTGATAGTTGGTTTTTTCGGGCCGAACTCATCGTTATATGCTGAACCAGCATAAAATCCCGCAAATAACGAAACCACAATAAACGACACTACCACCACATTTCTAAATAAAGGTTTATACCTTTCCACGAACTCATTAAATTTCTGTTTCATATTTTAAAGTTTTAAAGATTTATACAAACATAATAATTTTTAAACAATAAGACAAACGCTATTTACATTTTGAAGTTAAATGGTATTTATCAATATGAGAAAAAAATTAATATCAGAATCAGGATTAAGGGATATAAATAATCTGGCAAAGAGATATCCTAAAGCAAAAATATATTTTCATCAAGATTTAGATGGTGTAACCACGGCTCTAGCAATGAAACATTATTTGGAAAACAATGGAATAAAAGTTGTTGATGCTGAAATTATACAATATGGTGATAAAGAATTTGCAGTTAAAAAATTAGATGCTGAAGGTGATGTAATGCCAGTTTTAGTGGATTTTGCTCACGGAAAACCAATGTTTGTTATCCATACGGATCACCACGATACTCAGGCTGGCGTTGAACAAGGAACTGCAACGAGTTTTAGATCATCAAGATCTAATGTTGAAACAATCTCTCAAGTTATTTCACCAAAAGATATTTTTTCACCTGAAGATATTACATTGATATCCACCGTAGATTCTGCGGATTATGCAAAGTACGACATTACTCCCGAAGAAGTAATGAATTATATATTTAAGTTGGATAAGGACAAATCCCTCCAACGAAATAAAATGTTGATGGGTTTAATGGTAAATAAATTATTATTGGCGTATAAAAACAAACCAAGGTTTCTTGAAGAAATTGTATTGAATGCTAACCCATCACTAATGAGTATCCTTAACAATATAAGAGGTCAAATGTTGGAAAAGGGATTTGCTGATGTTCAGTCATTAGATCAAAACAAAGAAATGTATGTTCAGTCAATGAAAAACCATCCAAATGTTAAAGTTAGTGACAATATTATAGTACAATACGGTGGTGGTTCTATGATGAAACCAGGTTCATATGATAGATATACTCCATTCAGAAATAATCCTGATGCGGATTTTTTAGTTATTGCTTGGCCTTTAGGGTTGGTTCAGGCATCTTGTAATCCATTTAAAAAAGAAAGGGCGTTGAAGGGTGTTAATTTAGGTGAGATAAAAGATGAGGTTTTAGGGAAATGGGAATCACAGTTAAGAGACAGACACATACCATTATCTACAATCAAGTGGATATCAGAATCAGGAAAAGATTTTAATCCTGAATCTGTTGGGTTTACTTTCAAAGACTTTAATGCGTTATATGGGGAAAATTTCAAATCCAAGGACGGTAAAGATTTTATGAATCAAGTTGAAGAATTAATGAGGAAACCTTTCACGGAATTGAATGATGATGAAATGAATATTTTAGATTCTATAACTGTAACAGCGTGGGACATAATACAAGCAAATAGTGGAGGACATAAATGTATAACAAACATTTCGGGATTGAACTATATGGGTAGAAGTAAACGACCACCTAAAGGGAAACCAAAATATAATAAAGACAATGAAGATGCTGCTTATGTTAAATTTACAAAAATGATTCAGAATGAATTTGTTAAAGTATTGAAACAAAAAATTGATGAAGATTAATTAAAATAAACCCTGTCACCTTCTACAATATCATATTTACGGCAAGCCCCACCTTCTAATTCTAATATCATATCACCATCTCCACTGTATCTTTCGCATTCATTAGTTCGACAAGGTTCGCAGTTATGGTGTATTATATTAACCTTTTTATTTTTTATAAAGATAATATCCAACGGGATTATACAGTTTTTCATCCAAAAAGAATGATCCCCATCTCCCATCATAAATAACATACCATCAAAAGAATTATCAAATGTTTTTCCCATCATACCCATTTCGGTATCTTTTTTGGTTATCATACATTTTACATTGAAAAGATTGTTATTTATTATTAGTTCCATAAAAATAAATATAATGTCAAGAAAAAAACTAACAAGATTTGCCGGAATACTTGTTAAACACGAAGATAAATTCTTGTTGTGTAAGAGAAGTCCACATCAATCCGCTCCTAATATTTGGTCAGTACCAGGTGGAGGAATGGAAGATGATGAAAAACCTAAAGAATGCGCAATTAGGGAATTCTATGAAGAAACCAATATTGATTTAAGTGAAGAACAAGATAATATAAAACTTATTGATGTTATTGGTATGTATGATAATGATGGTAGAGTTAAAGGTATGATGTATATATATCTTTTTGAAACTGAAAAAACTATATTACCAAATTTAAATAAAGCTAAAGATGGTGACGAACACACGGAGTGTGGATACTTTACATACAACGAGTTACCTTTTGAGAATCACAAAGATCCTTTATTCAAACTAATTTTAAGAATTTTCTAAAAAAAATTGATTTTTGGTTAACTTATATATATTTATGTGATACAAAACAACATTCCTTTCTTTATAAATTGTTGGTTTAACAATTGAAAATCCCAAAAATATCGTAGTTGATCTTTTTTTGGGATTTTTTATTTAAATTTGTTTTAATCAAAAAAGTTTTCTATATTTGTCTTATGAAAAAATCGGTATTCAAAATCAAAATAGCTAATGAGGCATTTGGAGAACTTCTTGATGAAACATTTGTCGATGAAACACAGTTTAAAATTTTCTTGAAAATGGTTCACGGATGTATAGTGTTAGAAAATGACTTAACATTCTATAATGGTGATACATTTTTAATTAATATACCGTATAAATTTTTAAAAAACTCTATCATTGTTACTTCTAATCAGGAAGTTGACATAATGGAACAGGTTAAAAGTAAAATTGAAGCATTAGTAACAAAGTAATAATAAAGTAGTAATTATGAGAAAAGTTTTTTTATTTATTGGATTATCTTTTGGAATCCTATCTTGTCAGAAAGAAGACGTACAACCAAACAACCCACCATTACCACCACAACCGATTGTGACGGATTCATTACCGATGGATTCAACACTAAATTTGATTGGACAAACTTGGATTATCCAAGGATATCGTGTTGGTGAATTTGGACCCATTATCACAACTAACGATACCTTAGTGTTTAACACGGTTAGCGAGAACACCCTCAATGGAAATAATACGACTTATTCCTTGTATCCAACAGCATCGGCATTCAACCTAACATTAAACAACACACCTTGGGGTAATTTGAGTGGGGCTATTTATACTAATAACATAGTGTATGGTGGAATACAAGGTTTAAAATTTACTGACATAACATTTGGTTCATCAAATCAAACCGACTATTACTTGTGGATTTTTAAAATATAATGTTTCCTTGTTTAGAAAAACAAGGTGGTGGAAGACGATCCGTTAGTGGACGACCCAAAAAAAAAGGAGTGAGAGCTCCTTTTTTTTATTTTGTAATGTATTTATAATAAAAAAATATTATGAATATAAAAAGAATTTTATTGGATGAAAGTGAGAAAAAACAAATTTTGTCATTATATAATAAAGAAAAAAATACGATTTCCGAACAAACTTTAAATAGTGATGGGACTTATTATTTAAAAGGTGACCATAAAATAAAAGATGTGGAATATGGTTATGAATATCTCCTTAAAGCTAAAACACAAGTGTATAAGTCAGAAAATACAGTTTGTTTCCGAAGAGGATGTGAATATAGTATGAAATGTTCGGAAATATCAAAAGGTATTATTTATGATCAAAAAAATAATAAATACACTGAGGTGAGGGATGATAAACCAATAACCGCAATGGTTAAAAAATTATTTTGTAGTAAACAAAAACAAGTTGAAAAACCAAAACCAATTGAAAAAGTTTTTACTGAAGACAAAATTTGTAGATTAACCGATGACAAAGTTTGGATATACGCTAAAGACGAAAATGGAAAATGGTGGGCATCTAAAGACGGAGGAAAAAAATGGTTCGAATTAAAGTTACCTAAGTTTAAAGAAGCGGTAGATATACTAAACAGAGAATGTCCAAAAAATAATGTGGACTGTAAAACCAAATGTAATGCAAAACCATTACAACCAGGACAAACCGGACCTCAAGTTGAAATGTGGTTTTATGGAGCGGTAGGTTGTTATCAGGCAACTGGAAGTAAAGGGTTCTCAACTCGAGAAGAATGTGAAGCTTGTAAATGTTCTGATAAAATAGGTGAAGGTGGTTCAAAAGAAGATTGTTTCGATAAGTTTGGGTGTTTAGAAAAATTAATAGAGGATAAAATATTGTTAAGATGGGATGATTTTGATGAATGTGGATGTTATCACGGTAATCCTGAATTGAGTGATTATGGTAATTGTATTTTTTACTGTGATGGAACTGCTTGGTGTGAAATAGGAATAGGTGGTGATGGAGATATATTCAATTGGTCGTGTAATCAGGGTAAAATCGATATGGATAAAGAAAAACCTATCCAAAGAGAAAAACCGAAACCAAAAAAACCAATTGATGGTGGAAAAGATGATGGAGATCAAGACTTCCCATTGTTTTAAAAAATTTAAAAAGGAACTTTGGTTCCTTTTTTTATTTATGTAATAATTATTAATATGGGAAAAAAATTCATCATCACAGAAAATGAAAAAAATAGAATATTGGATTTGTATGGTATTCTAAAAAAAACATTAAATGAGGCAACACCTACAACACCAGCCTCACCATCAACTACGTCTTCAGTACCTCAAACTTTTGAAAAGAAAATTATGTTCGGTCCAGGACATTATATGTTATCATCAAAAGGTTCCTATGTTGGGAGAGATAAAAAAACATACGATTGGGACGTTGATAGAGAATTAAAAGATGGTTTGAATGGGATAAAAAGCTTTCTAAAAAGTAACCCAACAGGATATGTTGTCGGAGTTAAACTTGAAAGTGGAGAGTCAAATATACCAAATGACGACGCAATGGAAGGTGGTGCGGATTTGAAACCTGGTGAATTGAGTGATAAAAGGATGGCAACTTTAAAAGGTTATTTTGGTAAAATAAAAGAAGAATGGAGTAAAGAGGGAATAAATACTAGTTTTCAAGTAACCGAAGAAAAATCTCCAGGTAAAACCAAATGGAAAGGTTCAATTTTTTGTCCTGACACCGCTTCTGAAGATGAGGCAAGAAAAGGATGTTATACAAGATATATTGCGGGTATTAATAAGGGTGATAAAAGATACACTGCTTTGAGAGATGCGTATGAAACGGAACAATTTTTTAGGATTATCATTAGTGTAAATAAATTAAATAAATTACAACCACCAAAACCTGGACTCGCTTCCAAAGATTGCCTTCAAGGAATGAAAATAGAGTACAATTATGATGAGGTGGTTGAAAATTATGAGGGACACTGTTGTTTAAGAGGAAGGTTCAATTTATTTGCAAATGGTGTACAGTTAAATAGGAATGATGGAAATCCTTTCGCAAGCATTGATAATGGACTAGGGGATGCTGGTGTAAAATACCTACAACAAGACAGTAGACCACAAACAGTTGCGTTAGGGCACAGATTTAAAAAAGATGCCGTAAAGTCAGACGATAAGATATGCTATTCCGAAAAAAATAAAAATGCCGTAGGTAAAGATGGAAGAGATTTATATAACAAGAGTAGTGAATCTAAACCAGGTATGTATAGATATAATACATTTACAATCACACCACAACAAGCATTTAAAATTACAAAAGAAACGGGAGGTAGACCTGGTATATTAAAAATCGAAGCGGCTGCAACCTCAGATAACACAAACCCACATAAAGAAGCAGTAAGAGTTACCGTGTATCGTCCTGATGGTACATTAGCTTATGACAACTGTGAAGGCGGTGAATGTACTGGAGGTTCTTACGGACCTTGGAATATAAATTTTTGTCCTGCATCAACCCCAACCACGTAATTAACCAATAAAGTTTTTGTAAATCAAAATTATTTTCCTATCTTTGTGGTATGGAAAAAGTATTATATATTGTTAGAGGAATACCTGGTTCAGGTAAATCAACGTTTGCAAAAACATTGACATCAAATGTCTTTGAAGCGGATCACTACTTCTATGATAATGACGGTAACTATAATTTTATTCCATCTGAAATAAAACAAGCACATAAAGAGTGTCAAGATTTTGTTAGATATGCAATGGAATCAAGTATTGAAAAAATTGCAGTATCAAACAC